TAAAGATCGTATGCGTCGCACCGGCTGCTGCAAACAGGGCAGTCCATGTAGCTGCAAGGATCATTGTAGCAACGTCTGCAATCGATGTTCCGGCACGCCAGAATGTGATCATTTGTATTTGGCCGAAATTTTCAAAGCATGTGATTGCGGTAATGTCCGCAATCTTTGTTGGATTAGGACAGGTGCATGTAAGTGACATATCGTTTTCGTTTTAGGTTTTTCAATGGCAAAGATAATACATTAAAAAAAAAAATCAATACCTTCTATGTTATATTGTTGAATATTAATTGTGTACGGTTATTACACGCCGTGATCTTATCTTTCGCTCCATCGCATAACCAACGGCCTTCAGTGCATGGTTAAATGCATCGACCGGCTCATTGATAAAGCGACGTGTCTTATTATCGTACATCCATTGCCAGTTGCGAAATTCTTTTATGATATTCAAACTCGACTTAGTTACCATGAACCTGTAATCGTGCATCATTTCTATGTTCTTATTTACACATCCTTTATATTTATATGCAGGTATTATGTTATGTCCCATTGATTTCAGGTCATGTATATCTTTCGGCGATTCACTGTCTCCTACGATCAATCCAGTGATATTATTTGCCCGTAATTTATTATCAATCTGCCTGTTTAGCAATCCGGTTTCATAGATGATTTCCTTTAGATAAATCTTTTCCCCGACACGTGCTATTGCTACCAGTGCCGTCTCGCTATTTGTAAATCCCCAGTCCAGGCCATAAAACACGTCTGCATCCGGGAATTCCTCATCATTGCATTGCTGCCAGTTGTTGAATATCAATCCTTCAATTATTCCGAGTTCCCCTTCACCATACACACGCCACCACATCTCGTTTTTTCGCCTGGCTTCAATGGCCTGTATTTCATTCTTGCTTAGATACGGATTGTCTTTATACGTAGATTTCAAGATAACACAATCCGGTCGGTCCGCCAGTTCCGTGTGTGCATAAAACTCCCGATCCGGGTTAAAGTCTCCAAATATTTTCAACCGTGTGCGTGGTTCTGCCTGATCCCATACTTCGACCGGGATATTATTTAATTCATTGATATATAAATAATCCCTTCGGGAACCTTTCAACTTCCCCGGTTGATCCGCCGAGAAAAACTCAATGATCGACCTTCCCATCCGATATACATATTCCGATCTGTTCCATGCTGCCGGTGAGTTCATGTTCCACTCTTCCAATATCTGAAAAAAGTCCCGCATCACTCCACGCCGTAAATGCGGAAACGTCTCACTCATAATCGAAGCAATGACAGGACGCTTAGCGTCTTTAACCAATATAATCAGTAATTGCAGATGTGAATATGTTTTACTGGAACCCGTGCCTCCCTGCGAGAGAATGATCCTGTTTGTCAGGGATGCTTTTGCTATTGCATGAAAAACCTTAGTTAGTTGCGGTTTCACTGATTAGTTTTTCCAGTGTGTCTTTGGTTTCCGCCGGAACCAAGAATGTAATTGACTGATTCAGGTTGTTGTCTACTTCAACCCGGTCGCTTTGTCCTAAGAATTGCTTACCAAGCCATATCTGCATCGTAACGCTCGGAGCTTGCAGCCATCCGTTTGCTTGTCTTTCCCCGTTTTCATCAATTACAATCCGGGGGACTCCAAGTGCAGACCTTAGTTGCGCCCTGCGTATTCCGACCTTAAACTCTGATAATCCGTTTTTTATGTAATCCGCAAAATACATCTGCTTTTCCGCTATACATCTACGAGAGAGTGTATCTGAAGAAAGTCCAAGAACGGTTGCGATCTCTTCTTCATTCGCTCCAATTTTCAATAGGTCGTCAATTCGATTCCAATCTACTGCTTTTTGCGGTCGTGCCATTTTTTTAATCTGTTTTTAATCTTTTTGATAATGCAAATATACTACATAAATCTGATTTCTGTATATCTTAATCAAATATTGATTCCCTGAACCTGGTTGTATATTTTTATTAGGTCTTTCCCTGATTTGTCGTTTTGTCTTACGGCAACCATCGGATTAATAAGATAGACTTTATGTGTAGGTTGTAGGTAATGACAATATATCGATTCAAGTAATACGTTCCGGTTAATAAAGCTGTAAAGTATTTTTGATACATCTGCCCGGAATTTCTTATGGTAACATATCGCATGAGTAGCCATTCCAAATCTTAGCCGTTGCCAGTTTTGATACCGGTGGTATATCCTGGTACGCAACTCCGCTCCGAAATAAAGCATGTCCCAGTCCTCTAATGCGATCTGCGATAAAGCTACACGCAAACATTTAACAGTCTCGTATATAAATACACAGTCGTCTTCCAGGATCAATACATGTCCTTCGGCCGTTTGAAGTATTTCATAAACAGCTTTGATGTGGTTACCATCGTGTTCCTTTAACTCGTAATTTATCCCGAACCTTTTGCATTGTCCTTTTATTGAAAGCATATAATCCGTCCGGTTATGACGGTTGATGATATATATACTTTCAAAAAAATCGAATGGATTTTTCATGCATGCTTCAGTATCCAGAATTTTATCCTTTCCCTCACTGTCATCTTTCGCAAGGGAAGCATCGTCAGGATTCTTACATTCTGATCAATGAAATCCTGCTCAATCCACAGGATTCCCAGTTTCATTCCCTGGATTTTTACCAATTCCGGAGCTTCTTCCAAGACGATCCATTCGTCCACGATAAACCCTTGTGGTTGGCGCATCTTTACCACGACTCTTTTTCCCCTTTCTATTGTAACTTTTAAGGGCTTTGACGTATGCATCTCTTTGCTCATTTTCGGGAAGGTTTTTGATTTGTTTTAATTCTTCAAGTAATTTTCTAATTTGTTTTATTTTGTTTGTTTCTTGGAAACCAAAAGCACTACATACAACTTCTGTAAGCCGTAATCCTGCCTCTATGATTCCTATCTGATTTTGGATTATATCAGATATAGTTTCCATTTTTGAAATTTTCCTTTGTAAAAGTAATTTTTTTCTTACTTACTTACTTTACTTTTTTTTATTTCTATTTACATTTATATTTATATTTTCATTTTCATTTTCCATATGGAGCCTCATATGGCTCTCCATATGGGAGACCATATGGTAAATTTTATCTTAAAAAATACATAAAAATTTCTGTTCATAAATTATTCATAACTTTTTCAAAAAGTGCAATAGTCTCTGAAGTGCAAGGAGTTACAAAAGAGTTTGCATCGACGTAAAACTTGATCGTCATGTCATCGTGATCTACCCAATAACCTGAGAATTTTCTGGCCGGGAATCGCAATTTTTCGTACGTTTTTTCCTGCTCTTCAATTCCCATTTCATATAGTTCAACATTAACTATTTCGATTGGGACTTCAATGATTTGTCTAAACCATTCATGTTTTAACGCTGCCCGATTAAACACCCTTATTGAAAGACTATAAATAATCATATCATATCTGGCAATCAAACTTTGTATAACACGGCGTAGATATGAGCCAGATAAGCTTTTAATCTGTTTTGTATCTACCTTGTTTTCGGTCATCTTACACATATCTTAAAGTTTAAACAAGTAATATTTTTTAGCAAGTTAACACCCATTTAAAGAACATACACTTTCATAAGTTGAAAAAATTGCCCCAACTCATATCCTTTATATTCGAGTGCTTTCATAACTTCATTATGAAATCTACTATCCTTATCGTGCAGGCAATATAAACAAACATCTTTTGGTATGTTTATTTCTTCTGTTATGTCTTGGTCAGAACCGGTCGCATCAACACTGAATGTTACTTTTAAGTTTGTCATGTCTTTATGTTTTAAGATAATAATAAGAAATAAAAATTACTTCTTTTCTACTATTAAATAGCCAAACTGTATGCGGATAAAAGGTAATATAAAATTGTGAGTTATACCTTCTATCCCAATTTTTTCTTTTACATAAGCATCTTTCCAATACCCAAATCCAATGACAGGACATAGCTTAAGGTGCCTTGTTCTTAAAATGTATTTTCCCATATAATGTTATTTAGTTATGTTATGTTTTTTCCTGTCTTTCTTAATCTTTGAGTTTATATACTGACATCCCAGCAAAAATGCAAACAAATAATCTAAGTCATCTGTTCTATAAATTTTCTTATTGCCTTTCATCAGAGTAAATTTTGTATCACGGTATTTTATTCTCAATCCATTTACTTTTGCCTCAGACTTACATAGTTCATAGAGTAATATGTCTAATTCTCCGCCTGTCATTTTTTCTATAGTATATATAGGCTTTTTAATCCTAATCAAATAATACCTTTATCAATATCTCTATGAATTTCAAGTAATGAATCCCCTGTCCCTTTACCAAAAGTCCAATTAATTGGTTTTCTCATCACATAACTCATTAATAAATTCGCTTTATTAACGCCAAATAATAAAAATATAAGTACGAATGGAATAATCATCAATGAAATACCAATCATCAGTGTAGATACTCCTAACAACCGAATACCTATGCCTAAAAACATGCAACCAAAATAATTGGTTACTTTCTTTAATTTAAGTGTTTTCATTGTTATAATTTTTACTTGGGATTTTTTATTATTTCAACAGTTTCGATATATTCGGCTTTGTGGAGATACTCTTTATTAAGTAAAGCCTCATCTAGTGTTAGATATTCATGATATGTAATGACCTTTCTCCCTAAATATTTATATACGTTCACAAAATACCGGCGCTCGGCAGTTTCTTCAGGTTTTTCTTCAGTCCTCTCTAATCGCCTTAACCTTATTTCATACTCAGCTAACTTTTTGTACATCCAAGCATGAATAGCTGAGTTAAGTGGCATTTGGGGATCTAATTTAAGAATTTTTTTCACACTACAATGACAGTCTTCCTGGAATGATTCTGCAATCTTTTTTATTTGCTCAAATATTTCTTTGTCCTTCGGGTTCATATAGGTTTTTTTGGGGTTCTTTGATTATTTGTGGAATTAATTCAATTATTCATATATACTTTTCCTTATCCCCCTAATAAAGCAAATAAAGCGGTTTATTGTTCCTCATGATGCTTAAGTTTATCGTTAATTTCTTTAAACAAATTCATTAGCTTTTGCCATTCGGGATTAATAGAAAGCTGATTCTCCATTTCGTATTTGCGTATTTTCAACAAATCCTCAACCCAGCCCAATAAACCACATAAAAAAAATACAATGAAAATAACAAGCGGGAAGGTTATGTACCAGTTATTAAACATCCACGTCCTGAACGGGGAATTGTTCATTTCCTTTATCGCAATATAAAACAATAAAGCAAACTGGACATAGCCTATGTATTGACGGCTCCTGTCTAACCATATCTTATATTTTGCTATTTTCCTGAAAGTTATCTTCATTTTAATCCGTCTAATAATTTATAATCTTTTTCTGACATTTTAAATTTCATGGCAACTGCATTTTCTATCGCCTGTCGCCCGCTCGTAGCCCCAGGTATTGCAAAAACGGATTTATGATGAATCAACCAGGATAACGCAATCTGCGATGCCGTAACATTGTATTTTTTACACAAATTTTCAATGACCTTAATAACAGGTTCACTTTTCTTTATCCCCTCCGGCTTAAACCAATAAGAACGCTTACGCTCGCCAATGTTATCCAAAAGTTCGGGATGCTTATGAAACTTTCCCGTCAGTATGCCCAATTCAAGCGGGGAATGAGCAATAATAGCAATACCAAGCTCTTTCGACACTTCAAGCAATCCGTTGTTTTCAATTTCCCTGTCTAAAAGATTGTACTTAACCTGATTGGAGAATAATCTGATTCCTGACCTTTGAAGCACCTCCCATGCACAAATCATTTTATCGACAGAATAATTGCATACCCCGATGTTTCTTATCTGCCCGCTTTTTAAAAGAATTGCCATAGCCCCCATCTCCTTTTTTGTGGACGAAAACCCCAACGGGTGATGAATCTGATAAAGACTGATAGGATACGGATTTAATTTTTTTGTCCTGTCTCCAATGGTTTTGATAATATTCGACGCCGTACGAAACATCGGGAACCACTTTGTGGCAATAAAAACCTCATCGGCTCTTTGCCCGTTGCAATAAAGTGAATTTCTTAACGCTTCTTCCGAGCCTTTATAGTATTCTGCCGTGTCAAACCAATTTATGCCATTATCAATGGCGGATTTTACAATGTCATAGACAATACCTGTCGGGAACTGACCGAAATAACGACAACCTATGCCTATTTTTGAAAGCTTCATCTGATCCCCTTTAAAAAACGTAAAACACTGTTGCGCATATGCTTATAATAAATCCGCAAATACCAAAACTTAAAAATATCCTTATTCATGGCAGTTCTTTAATTTATTCTGCTTCCAGTATCTTTCCTTGTTTTCCCCATGAGACATCATGTACCCGCAATCACGGCAAAATGCCAGCTGGGGATCAATATTAAAACAAAATCCTTTTTTTCTGTGTTCACGCATACGCTTCCCGTTCCAACATTCCCACCAGGATTCATAAAAAACATTGCCCGTTTCAACAAAAGCAATGCAGGTGACAAGAGTGCCGTCTGTGTTCAATGTGTTAAATGAAAACGGAGCTACGCAATGACGTTCATCAACAAACCCATCCGGCATGGTGCTGTACTTCGCAGTGCCGGCATTGTTGGTTGATATGTAACCGTCTTCCAACCCTTCAATATGCCAGTTGGTTACATTTTGAATTTTAATCCGTACTGGTGATACCGCTGCACGGGATTGCCAGTATTCATATTTTTCAGGTTCAAATAACGAAATACGCACATAATGCAAATACCTGAATTTTGATAAATCCTCCTCCAGCTTTTTTGTCAACCTGTCCCCGTTTGTGGTGATATGAAACCGGATTCGATAACGTTCAGCTACCTCACAAAATTTTAAAATGTCTTTGTGCAATAACGTCTCCCCCCGACCGGTAAAACTGATCTGACGTATAAACCTGCGCCATACACCCATCCTTTTTATAAACCCGGCAAACTTATCCACATCCATATATGGGGGCTGCCTGCGCCACCATTGCTGATAAAAACCCCATGGGTATTCGTCAATGATTCCCGGCGCATGATTAGGGCAGAAATTACATTTACGGTTACACGGGTTGGCAATATTGATCGTAAACTGAAATGGCAAAAGGCTGTACCCTCCCGAAATCCGATAAAGAAAATATTTAATCGCCTGTATCACTATTCTGATTTTTTTAATTCATATATCCGGAAATTCCAACAAAACATGCTGCGTGCCATTGACCGCCACGTGGTTTTCTTTCGCAATATGCGCAGTAACGGACGGATGCCGATCAAAAATGCTTTCCAGTTGGCAATAAAAAATATCTTTTTTTGCCTGACTATTTTCAAACCGGAAGGAATTATGAGCCATTTTGTAAAATGCCCAAACCTGTACTCAAAAAAATGCTCTTCCCCCCAAAGCCATTGGGCGTTTTCCGGCAAATTAATGTAAATTGAACCGCTGTCCTTTATCCCGTCTTTCATCTGCTTCATCAACCATAACGGATTTTGAATATGCTCCAACAGATCAAAACAAAAAATGACATCATAGTGATTTTTCTTTTGTATGCTGTCAAAGTTTAAATCCTGTGTATCCCATTGTTCTACATTCAGATTTAATTTCTTCTTCATGTAATCCATCCTCGGATTTGCTTCACCTACGTCTAAACAAACGGCGTTTTCGGACAATTTTAAAAACGGGATGACATGATTGTTCATGTACCGTTCAATCCGCTCCGGGACAACAGCCCATAACTCAAATGGGCTTTGCTTTCCGGGATATAATTCTTTATTCATATTCACCAACGGTAAAAAATAATAGCATACATATCTCTTGCAAGCCTGTAAATCAAATATAAAATAGTAGATAATTTGCAGCCGTATCTCAAAATATAATATAACCGGATTTTATAATTCCCTGAAACATATTTCAATCTTTTCCATCGCTTTCTTGTCCTTGTAACACTTTCTTTTGATTCCACCAGGACTGCCGAATGGAAATTAAGACAATGAAATCTGGTATGTAAAATCAATTCGAGAACTATTGGGTAATCCCAAACATTAAAATGCTTGGCAAACATTTCAAAGTCAATCCATTTGTCAAATTCTGATTTTCTTATGCAATACGTCGGGGCATGAATATACGCATTGCCTTTTAATAAATTATCATATGTGATATGCGATTGAAGAAACATGACATCA